ACCGCGTGATGAGCGCATTTTATAGCGCAGCGCTTCTACGTCTTCCCTGCTTAAAGCACGAGCGTAGCCAACGTGCTCTGCAATGAGCCCACCCAACCAGCTTCCATTACCAGTTGCGCTCGCGCCAAGCGTCAGGCCTTCCAATATCGCAGCAGACGGATTGCCCACCCCCATCTGGCCTGGAGTTCGGGCCGTCTCAACATAAAGAAAGCTGTTAACGCCGTCGTATACAGCTGCCAAAAACACCCAATTATCTTTACTCAGATAAGTATCACCTGAAATCTCGGACGCAGCCCCTGCCCCGGCAAATGGCTTCTCAGAAGTGGATTTACCCAAAGCCATATATGCGGTGGATTTCCGCCCTGATGAAATATTAGACATCAATCCTGTAGAAGTAGAATCGAAAAGAACAAGCGCAGCAATAGTTACTGGCATAGAAAATTTACCAATAGCTATTTCGCTTGAAGTCCTAATATATTGTTGATTTGCACGGTTAAACCTAACGGCGTGTATACCTTGCCCAAGTATATTCCCGGCAAACGTGGGCGGCGAGGACGATGCTTGATTTAAGTTGGCCGAGACCCCAGCAGATCCGGCAGAGCTGGGCCAGCTTGTCACTGACGAACCATCCAACAGATTGAGACGGCTTGCATCATACAGCCAAATCTGCCCGGTCTCGATATCCGGAAGTACGGGAGTACCGTCCAAAGGGTTGGAAATTGTAGCTGGCGCTCGAATAATTAATGCGGACATTTACTAACCCTCAATACCAATTTAAAAGCTTCAATCGATCCAGCACAACTTGACACACATAAGCATCTGCGGTCGAGTTCATGTGCCCTTCATCTCTAGAAAGACTAGGCGGCTTGTTACCCATAGCTTGCTGATCTAAATCATCCTGGGTTGGCGTAATACCTATTTTTCCCCATATATCTCCATCGACAAGCAATGACTGAACATCTACATATAAACGCCCATAACGCGCCGCATAAGCAGCGTTAACCTCATATATTTTTTTTCTGGCAACAGAGTCTTCTGGAACTCCCGTATTCACGAAGTGCCCCATTACTAAACATCTTTTAACAATAGGGGCCAACCAGTCGAACGTTAGATCTGTACGGCGGATAGCGCCATCAGCTGTGCCAGCGGCGGAAATCAAGTCATTTTTCCCCATCCATAGAAGTGTTACATCTGATCGATGTTTTGGGCCCTCGATTGGAATAAATTCATTCTCAGTCAAAACAGTTATGGCATCACCTTCTTCCAAGCGGGAGAAGACTAGTTGCGTATTCGATGAGGAGAGCGTGCCCCTAATGCCGGAAAGATACCCATCAAATGGAAGAAGATTAGCGCTGGGGGACATATTCGAGCACGAGACGTTAACTGCACCGGAAGCTGGAATCACACCGCCGTTTACTGTCAGCTTGGCAGGGATAGAACCGATACGAGCAGCGATATGCGAAGACCACTCGCCACCCTTTCCACCCGCGTAAAATTTTGCTCCAAGGGACTCTGACATGCTCGAAAAATCTGCGGCTGCGTATTCCATAGAAGAAGAACCCCAGCCAGCAATCGACTTCATATCAGGGTAAAGCGATCTGATATCTGAACCAAGGATAGGAGCGTCGACAATTGAGGTACCGAACACTGATCCGGGGCCAGCCAGGATCGGCGCAATGCGGGACGCCCATCGCTCTATTACCCAATCTGGAACTTGGCCATCTTCTTGTCGGACGGTAAGGTCAGTCAGCCGATTTTGCGCGTCTACAACAGCCGCAAGAACACCTGGCGCTTGAGAGATAGGAAGTCCAAGCGCGCCCCTTAATAGCTGAGTAGCCCATTGAGAAGGTCCGCCATCTATTTGTCTGGCTTCTAACCAAGTTCGTTGGCCAGATGCATCCGTTATCGCTGCCAGTAAAGCTTCGGCCAGCCCTGGGACGTCTATCGATCTTGGCCGTAGAGGGTCTTTTTCAAGCGACTTCACCAAGGCAGCGTTTGGATAGCTAGCCACATACGAAGCGTTGCTTCCTTCATTCTTATAAAGAGTAAGGTATTCATGCTCGTTGTCGCTGGGCACGCTAAAATAACCGCCATCGACTGTCCCCGACAGCCCAGCGGCGACATCAGCGTAAATACCTGCCGCCATTTGAGCAGCGTCACTCGCCACCTCCGCTCGGTTTGCAGCCGTTTCCGCTGCCGCGCTTGCCTTGATCGCGGGGATTGCCATCGCTGCTTCTTCCATCCAGTGGAGAGTTTTGCGCGGGCGGCCAAGGCGATCTATAAACGTCGGGGTTGAGCTATTGACCGAGAGATCCAGCGCAGCGGCGTTATCGCTGAGGTCGCGCGGGTCGGTGCTGCCGATCGGGTTTCCGGTATTGAATGTCATGCGTTTACTCCAGGCGTGCAAATCCGCACGGCGTCCGTTAGGGCCGTGTCTGGTAGGAGGTGGCTAGCGTTTAAGTGGGTGCTTTGTTGTCGTCGGCGTAAAAGTCGTCGCTGTACTGCACGGCGGTGATGCTGCAACCGCCGTCGGCGCCAGGGTCGATGCTCGAAATCAGGGCCGGATAGCCCACCTGGGCCGAACTGGCGAACAAGAGCCGGGCCGGCTCGATGGACAGGTCGGTTATCAGGTCGAAGTCAATCAGCGATTCCGGCACGGCCAGCGTGTAGCCATCAATGCGCGCCGGGGTTGCTAGCGTCGTGACCGTGCCGTCGTGTCTGCGGATCAGGCAGCGAGGGTTGCTGACGCTCCAGTCCAGCGCCTCGGTCAGTGTCAGCAGCACTTGGTTATCCAGCCATTCGGCGTCGACAATCAGCGCTGATTGCGTCGTGCCGGGAATGTCATCCGCCAGTACGACGTGATCCAGGTACTCGTAGCAGAGCGCATCCATTTCTGTGCTGCAGTCGAAGCTGAGACGCTGGCCGGTGTGCTTGCGCAAACGCCGCATACCGATGCGCCAGGCTCGGGTGCGGTCCGTGACGCCCTCGACAGTGTGCTTCTCGACCTTCGCGCCCTGGCTGCCGGGCAAGCGGCATTGAACGGTTTCGGTGGCCCAGCTCGTGGCGTCGGTGTATTCCACGTCCACGCCGTCGAAATCATCCGGGCTCGGCACCGCGAACCCAACCGCCAGTGGCGCCGTCATTTCGTGCGGCGTGACCATGCCCTTCGGAGGTTGCACGCCCTCGCGAGTGGCGCTGATCAATCCACGCGACAGGACCAGATGCCCCATGCCGGCGGCGAAGATCATTTGCAGCACGTCGCGCATGGCGGACTGCTCCGTCACTGCGTAGTCGAATTTCTCGCCGCGCGGGGTCCAGTAGGCCGATTCCAGCGCCTGCAGCTGCTCAACGTCCACCGCCGAGCGGCTAATACCCAGGCTGTCGAGCACGCAGAGCACGGCGCCGGTGATCGAGCGGGTGGCGCCCTCGTCATAGAGCCGGGTCGCGACGAGGTTGATCTTGCGGTCAGACTGCGCGCCGAGACGGTCTCCCGTGCGGACGGTTAGCGCCATCGTCGTGACCCCGCTATACGCAGCAGGCCGCGCACTCAGTCGCGCGCGCAGCCCGTACCAGTAGATGGTGTCGAGTGTCTGGCTGTCGCCTGGCGCCTTGGTCCGCCGCAGGCGCACCTGAGGCCGCATGGCATATGGCAGCGTGATGCGGTAGGTGAAGCCCATGGCATCCGCAGTGGCCTCTCTGTTCGAAGCGCGAACCTCGTTCCAGTCGCCGCCAGCCGTATCACGCCACTGAAGCGCAACCACTCGAGTGATTTGGTTGAGGCGGCCTTTCTTGCTGTACTTACCAAGGCCGCGCGGGAAATAGATGTCGTATTCAATGACGCGAACCGTCTCCCCCTCCGGGCAGGCATTGAAGGGGCCGAGCCAGTTGAATTCCCCTGTTTCGTCGGAGGTCAGACTGAAGTCGGTCAGGGTTCTGCCGGCAAATCCCGGCCAGGCGGTATCGACTGCCCCGGTATCGGTCAGGCGCTGCAGAGTAAGCGTCAGCCCGTCGATGGCCGTGATGCTGTACTGGTTGCCTTGATAGCCGAGTGACAGCCGCTGCTGCCCGATCGGCAAGCCGACAAATGCCGCGCCGCTGTCGTAGCGGAGCGTCACGAACGCCAATTGTTCAGGCGTGCCTCCTGACGACGCGGTGCCGACGGTGTAGGTCGGGCCACTGCCAAACAGTTCGACCGGCGCGCCGGCCTGGCTAAGCACGCCGCCTTGATAGGGGCTGGACGGCTCAACGATCCGCAGGCGCCCAGACGAGTCCTGAGCGACCAGGCCCATGCCCGACAGCTGCGCGGTGATTTCCGCGACCACGCTGGACATATTGCCGTAATCGGCCGCCAGCGAGATTGCGCGAGTGTTGCCCTGATAGGTAATCGACCACACGGCCGGCGCAGCGGCGAAGCTGTACGTCGTGGGCGCGGCGCTCGCAATAACCGCCGTCGGGCTGCCGCCCACGCCCTCCACGGGGGCCGCATAGGGCGAGTAGGACGCCACCACAAGTGCAATGTCGTCGATGTCCGTGCCTAGCGTGACCCGCTGGCCCACGAAGGGCGCAAGCTCATCGAGCGGCCCGGCAATGCGGTTGTACCCGCCAACCTTGGACACGGTGTAGGTGTTCGGCGTTTCCAGAAATACGAGGGTGCCAACATCCCACACATCAGGAATCGCGGCCTCGTCTCCGGCCAGCGCCAGGCTGTTGCCCGCCAGGACAAGCGCACTGGCGATAATGCCCGTGCCGCCTGGGGCGGTTGAGGCGGTGTCCAGGCCCGCTGTGCCGGCGTCAGTGCCACCCACCTCGCCGCATGAATACCAGCATTCGGTGCGCGCATCCCCCGACACGTTGGCGCCGGGCTCGTAGAGGGTGTAATCGGCGTCAGTGCCGAATGCCGCCAGCGGCGTGTCGCCAATTTTGATGCTGCTCGGCAGGATCGAATGCCGACCGCTGCCGACGGACAGGAATATATTCGTCTGCATGCTGCGCTTATCGACAAACCGCGACACGGGTTGGACCGCGTAGTCCGGGTAAACCCGCGCCTGCCCCAGGATTTCACGCACCGGCTGATGCAGTTTGACCCCGTTGGCCTTGGCCGGGTTTAGGTCCATCTGGTCGCCGGTTGCCCTGCCCCCTGTGCCTGTATCAGTGTCCAGCGTCAGGGCATAGACCAGCGCCACAGCAGCAATCGCCAGCGCCGCCCATGCTGCGATTGCAGCGCCGGTGGCGTAGGGGATTGGATAGATTCGCACGTCATCGTCTGGCTGTATCAACACGGCGAAGTCGTCGACCTCGCGCCCATTGACCTCAATCGTCACCGGCTGCGTATCACGCGCACTGACTTCCTGCCCCACGATATCCGACAGCCAGCGATCCAGCTGGACCGGCCCGCCGATCCGGTGCGTTTCCAGCGGCTCGCCGGGCAGGCGACTCGGATAAATGCGAATCATCGGTAATACTCCACGCGGACGAAGCGGCGCTCGAAGCGGCGCAAAGGCAGGCAGGTCACGTTACGGCGGGGGTTGCATTCCAGGGCATGCAACAGGCCGTCACAGTCGACAACCACGGCCACATGGGTCAGCAGCGACCCGCTGTAGCACGCCGCCACGGCGCCCGCCTGCGGCTCGCACGGCTCGACCTCACGCGCCTGTTGCATGCCGGCGCGGTGCAGCCCGTTGCCTGCCTTGGTGACGCCGGCCCATTCCGGCCAGTCCGGCAGCCCCAGGTCGCGCCGCACCTCCAGCACAATCCCGTAGCAGTCGATTTCCGGCCACACTCTCCCGCCCTCGACGTATTGGCCGCCGAGGTATTTGTTCATGTCGGTCATGGGTGCCTCAGGCGATATAGCGCAGGCCGGGAAAGTCCAGCAGGTTGTAGGTGCGGCGCGGCCAGCCGGTTTCCAGCAGGTTGAAATAACCCGCCGTGATATCGACCTGGGTAGCGGTCCACTGGCCTGACTTCACCGTGAACCAGTGCGGCTGTTCAGCGGGCGCCGTCAGGTCGGTGCTGATATAGACCCGGTACGCCAGTTGGCACTGCCGGCCCTCGCGCAGCACTTCCTGAATGTAGGCGCTGATTTCGCCCGTCACGTCGCACAGCGCGAACTTCAGATCCTGGGTGCCGTCGGCATTACGGGCCGGCAGGGCGAGGTCCATGCCGCAGGCCAGAAACGTGACTGTCACGCCCGTTTCTAGCGTGGCGACAAGATCGTCCCAGCCCCGCGTCAGGTAATGCGTGCTCACGCCGTCGGTGATCTGCAGCGTCTCGTGGATAATCTCTGGCCCGGCGCTGGCGTACAGGCGTTTGAGGACAGTCATTGCGGCCACTCCCGGTTGATTGCGATATCCAGCAAGGCCATCTGCGCGATGTACTCGGGGGCGTATAGCCCCCAGCCGCCACGCAGCACGGGCTTTTCCCACAGCTCAAGGTCGGCGGTGAAACCCCAATGGTTCACGCCGGCCAGGACGGGGCCGGTGTAGGTGTCGACGAATCTGGCCTTGTAGGGCATCAGCCCTTGCGGGGTATTCAGCCGCGTTTCGAACCACTCGGAACCCGAGTTCAGTGCATCCTCAAACCATGCTTCGAACAGCTGCGCCTGGGGCGCGCTAAACAGCCAGCTCACACTGGCCATGGTCGGTACGCTGGCGTAGCGCCTGCGCTGGCGAGCCCTGCCGCTCTCCATGGTGCTGCGCAGTACGGCGCTGACGGGCGTGAAGCCGTAGCCATTGCGCAGCGGTAGCGGCAAGCCTGCTGGGTATTGAATCATCGTGCCGCCCTCTTCAATCCAAACGCCCGCGAGGCGGCTTTACCGACCTTGCCATCCGACATGAGGCTGCCCGCTGTGCGCTCTTCCGCCAGGTCGAGAATCACTTTGAGCTGATCGCCGTCCAGCTGGGTGCGCGCCGCCATGGGCGGGCCGTTGTTGATGACTTGAATGTTCTGGCCGCCACCCCCTCGCTGAATGTCGCTCAGAGTCTTGTCAAGCTTCGCGCTGGTTTCGGCGGTCGTGACGCGCTCACCCTTTTCCAGCAGCCAGGTTCCAGTTGCCGGGATAGAGTCGATACCCTCGTGCGCCATACCGGCTAGCGACAGCGAGGCAACAGCGCCGACCATCGGGGCAGTTGCTGCGATGGCCGTAGCAGCAGCAGCCGGCGCCATGAATGGGCCGACAATTGGGATCGCTGCGGTAGACGCAAAGGCGTTGATTGCAGCCATCTGCTGCGAAGCCAGTGCGTTGAAGGTCATCGTCGAAGCAGCTGAGGCCTGCGTCGTCTTCCCAACGAGGAGCTGAACCGCCTGGTATGCCAGCCACTGAGCGGCCATCTGTCCAAGAGCATTTACGACAGACCGCGCCATGCCCTCGGCCAGATTCGACACTGCATCGCCAAGGCTTTGCGAGTCGAAAACCATGGACTCGAATGCATCTCCGAAACGCCCTGTGAAGTTCTCCAGCATCACGCCGGACAACTCATCGAAGGACTGCAGGTTTTCTTCGGCAGCTGCCAGGTATCGCTCCCAATAGGAGCCATTGACCTCGATCATCTGCTCGTTGTGTTCCTGCTCAAGCCTGAGCAGCGCTTCGTTGCGCTCCTCTGCCGTTAGCAGAGTGGCATCCATGATGATCTGCCGGCGGCGCTCGTAGGACTCCCGGATTGCCTCTTCTTCGGTGCGCAGCGAGTCGATGATCGACACCGCTTCCTTGTTGGTTTGCTCTTGAGCGTCGTTCAGGTCCTTGATGGCCTTCGCTTGCTCCTTGTAGGCCGAAACCGCCGACAGGGCGGCCTCAGCATTGGCAAGCTGCGCCTCAGTTGCGCCTTCTACGCGGAGTTTGTACAGCGTCGCTTGCTCGGACGACATGGCGACCGTGTCGGCCTGCAGCTGGAGCGCTGCGACTTGCCTGTCTATCGCCTCGCTAGCCTTGGCGCGAGCTTTGATTGCGTCTTCTTGCGCTTTTGCGCTTTCTCGAGCGGACTCGGCCTCCTTCAGCAGCGCTTGCTGGTTCAGCTTCGGGGCCTCTTTTCCCTTGCCAGAACCGAGATTGTCGGCCATTTCTGCAAGCGCATAGGCTTGGTCAAGCTGCGCTTTGACTTTCTCGTAATCGGCCTTCGCGCTTGAGTAGATTGCATAACCCGTCTCGCCACGCGATTCCATCGTGGCCAGCAGCGACTGCAGCTTGCTCGCTTTTTCCTCCAGCCGATCTAGGTCATGCAGACCTATACCGCCAGCGATCACGGCAAGCTCTTCCGCAGCCCACTTCGTAAAGTCGACAACATAGGGGAGAGCCTTGGCGACAGCCTCGGTCACTCCAAACACGCCGGCAACGATTACCGAAAACGCCTCTTTGATACGAGGATCGCTAAGGGTATCCGTCAGGCTGTTGATCGCATCAGTCGCTTGATCAACCCCGTCCTCGCCGGTCAGCAAATCGTTAAAGATGTTGCTTAGCGCAGTGAGGGCACCGCCTAGCGTGTCGCGCGCGGCTTGTGCCGCCCCGCCGTAGGACTCCTCAAGCGCCGCCAGGATCATTGCCTGGGCTTCTGCGGTGCGCCCTGTTGATTCGAGGTACTCGGCTAGCTTCTTCTGGTCTTCCGAGAAACGGAAGCCTTGTTTGCTCAGCGCCGCCAGCCCCTTCGACGGGATGTCGAGCGCTCGACCAATCGTTTCTGACGCCGACACGACGGACATGCCAGTGCGGGACGCCATATCAATGGCAGCCTGAAGGGCACGCGGAAATTCCTCACCGACGATGCCGGTGAAGGCGAGGAGCGTCGTTTGCGCCTGGTTGATTTCGCCCGCCGAGAGGATGCTCGTGCGACTTAGCGCATCGGCCATCTCATTCAGCTTACCCTGGCTAAAGCCTGCAGCCTCACCGGTCGACTTGAGCACGGCCGCAAGCTGGGCTTGCTCGTTTTGGAAGTCGGCTGTGGCACGGATGATCTGTGTGAACGAAACGCCAACAGCCAGCGCGCCGACCACGGTCTTGATCGCGTCGGCGGCATTGGCCATCGACTTTTCGATTTCTTTCGCGCGCTTCTGCGAGTGACGGGCAGCCTGATCCATCGGCCCGGTGAATCCGCCAATCTTAGCGATCAGGTCGAGCGTGAGCGTGCCTAGATTGGCTGCCATTCATTTTCTCCAGGCAATAAAAAACCCGCCGAAGCGGGCGCTTAACCTAAACCCATCTTTCCATCGCCTCGTCGAGCGACACGACAGGCTGATCATGGTGCGGCGCAAAGTCCCACATCTGGGCCGGCTGTGTGTCTTTTCCGCGGTGCGCGTTGACGTAGAGTGACGCCAAAAGGGCCGTGCCTCGCTCTACCCTCATGCCGACATTCAGCGACCCGCGCTTTGCCCGATATTTCAACCAGGACAAGAATTCCGGATAGCTGATCCGCTCCCGAGCTTCGGCAATGGTCCTGCCGCCTACACCGGACAGGACCAGTTCGTGCCAAACCTCTTCTTCGGCGGTCAGCTCTTCTTCTTTTTTCCGCCGAACGTCACTTCATTGATGGCCATCATCAGTGCGCTGGACAGCGAAAGCCCCAGCGGGCCGCGGTCCGGATCTGCCTCGCCGGTAATGTCCTCGACTGTGAAGACGGCGGAGCCGTCCTCATTGCGGATGTGATCGGCGATTCGCTTGGCGCTGGTGGCCTCGCCCGCCTTCACGTCCTCAACTGCCTTGTAGGACAGCGGGCGGATGAAAACTTCCGCCTCGAAGTCCTCGCCGTTCTGGCTCCAGCTGACAGTACGCTTCACCAGGTCACCGGAGAACGCGCCGGCCTTCTTCAGCGTCTCGATGCTCAGCTTCATACTTTAGGAATCCAGGCAGAGCCGCCGCTACGTTGGATCGTGGCAGCAGTGGTAACGACTGAGTTTGCGGCAAAGTCCATCGGGAAATCGCTCACATAGCCCTGGAATGTGAACCAGGTGCGCGTTGTCGGGAGCGTTACCTCGTCAGCAACTACTGTCGGGGCTGCGGTGCCATCCGACCAGCCGACGTACCAATCGATGGTCTCGACGGTGTCGTCCTCGCTCAGTTCGTGAAGGCGGATGTGCGAAGCGTTCCGCGGGTCTGCGTTTATTGTCAGCGAGGCCTGGCCGGGAGTCCGAAGGCCGCGCTTGTAAGTGCGGACAACGGACTCAAGGCAGGTATCCTCGATCTGGTCAGCGGGAGCGCCGCCAGGGTTGAATGCGGTTGCGCACTCGACCGCTACGATGCTGCCATCGGCCGGGTCTTTGAAGTAGATCTGTGTGCCTTGGGAAAGGATGCTCATTTTGTTTCCTCAGTACGGGTTTTCAGGCAATAAAAAACCCGCACTAGGCGGGTTGTCGGGGTGGTTCGGTTAGCGCGGAGTCAGCCAATCCACATCGAAGGAAAGCCGGTAACGCCCGGTCGCCTCATCCTTGGATTCGCCATCCCATCGGGTGATATGGGCGCGGAGTTCGATTGAATCGCGCAGCGCAGCACCCACAGCGCGTGCCGATGCGCCTGTGGCTGCGTAAACGTCGACTTGAAGCGTGAAGCCGTCGATGTCCGGGCGTCCGGCCAGATAGTTCTCCGGCGAGCCGCTTACGAGCTGCCAGACGGCATATGGAAGCGGCACACCCTCTGGCGCCTCGCCGAACGGATATAGCCGCACTGGACCGGTTCCGAGTAGCGCGGTGACGCCCTGGTCGGCTGCCGCAACTTGAAAGATTGGCGGGAACATTTAGCCTCCTGCGGCGGCCTTTTTCTGAGCTCGCTTGATGGCGCGATCGATCGCGCGCTCGTACTGGCTCACAAATTCGTTGGTCACGGCGCTGATGTTGTCCGCCAAGGCGCTGCGCATGAATGGCTTAGCCCGCATCCTCTCGGTTCCGAACTCGAGCAGGCGCCAGTGCGGCGTCGGTGAATTTGCGGACAGTTCTCCACCATTCTTCAGCACCGCGCCGTGTAGGATGCCGACACGGAAACCGAGGTCGCCGGATCGCCTGAAAAGGCGTCCATTCCAGCGAATCGCCACGTTATCCGCAATGCTGCGCCCGGTTTTCGGGTCATCGACCCGCCGCGCGCCCTCCTTCGCCTTTTCAGCAACGATCTGTGCCGCTTTGCGCAGCGCGGTGCGTCCGCCCTTGCGCTTCACGTCATAGCTGACCGATTCCAGCTTGCCGAGCAGCGAATCGAGGCCTGTTAGGCTGAATTCGATAGAGTCAGCCATTCCGTCGCTCCATCAGGTCGCTGACAAAAACATCAACGATCTCGGTCGACCCTTCTTTCTCTGCTTCGATACGAACCGCTCCGCGGATTCGCGGATCGGCAAAGAACCGAGCCGTGATCATCGTCGGCTCGTCAAGTTGCTGCTCGATCTGGAGAGACACTTGCGCTGAAATCATCTGGCCGGTCTCGGAATCGTGCAGGCAGAGCTGTCCACGCTGGTCACGGCGGACCACGAGTTTTCTAGCTCCCATCAGATACGCCCTCTGAAACCGGCAAGGTGATGTACTCCAGCCCGGAATCAGCGTCAGGCAGCGCGCCTTGGATCGCGTAAACCTTGCCGCGGTGCAGAATTCGCATCGTAGGAAGGATGCCCGGCCGGTAGCGGATGACTATTCGAGCTGTTATTTCGGACTGCCCAGCCTGTGCGGCGATGTAGTCGCGGGCTGAAAGCGCCTCAATGCTTGCCCATAGCTTTTTACCTGAGGCAGGCCAGTCGCTCCACGCCACCTGCGCACTGCCCGTGTCAGGATCCTGCGTTTGGATCAGCTGTTGGAGCTGGACTCGATGCCGCAGCTTACCCGCCTGCATCACTCACCGACCCTGATGGGCGTGCCATCCACATAGCGGCCGTAAACGCCCTCGGCCCTTTTCTCAGAGCCTTCATCCTCCTCATTGAGGACGATGCCAACCAGTGCCATGTTGCTCTCGGCCAAGCGGCTGATTGCCGCTGTCTGTTGGCTGATCGCCTCGATGAGGTCCTTCAGGTAGTCCGGTGATTCCATGAGCTCTCTCCCAAGCAATTCTGGCCCACTTTTTAAGCCACTCACGTCGACGAGCACACGCTGAGCAGGTCATCAGAATCGCTTCCTGTACCAGAGCAGCCGCTCGAAACCAAGCGGTACGCTGCTTGAGATGGTGCCGATCACCACTGCTTCGCGGTTGGCATACCAGTGGGCAACCAGCAGCACCACTGCCTGCCAAACATCCGGGGTGAGCGCCATTTGCTCCGGCGTCAGCTCGACTCCCTGCTGTGGCACCACCAAGGTGCGGTCACAGTGCTGCTCGACATGGGCCAACGCCGCTTCGACGTAGCCCTTGAGCAGCTCGTCCTCTTCGTCCGTATCGATGCGCGCCTGGAGCTTGAGCTTGTCGAGCAACTCAGGCTGCGCGGCCCAGTCGATGATCATCAGGCGTCACCACCCGCTTCGGTGTTCACCGGATTGGCAGCGTCGTCGGTATCGCTCTGCGAAGCGTCAGCCGGGGCGGCATCCCCCTCCGCTGCTGCGCCGGGTGCGGCAGGCGACGGGACCAGCTGCGACTGCAACGGGCCGGCGGGCTTGGTTTCCGTCGGCACAGCGGGCTTGGTTTCCTTGGGCGCGGCGGGCTTGTTGGTGCGCTGCGCGGCGGTCTTTGACTTGGGCGACGCTTCGTCAACAACCTGCTGAGCCAGGCCTTTGCCGATCAGGGTGTGGGCATATTCGTCGTCGACGTCTTCGATCACCTGCCCAGCTACCACCTTGGCCGATGCCACACCCAGCAGGCGGGCGTTACCGATGAAGCCCCATTGAGCTTTGATCTTCATATCTGCTCCAGAAACAGAAAGGCCGGCTACGTGCCGGCCTCATATGGGTACGGGAAGGCTCAGGCGGTCGGGAACTGGCCCTTGACCAGCGCCTCGCGGCGGCGAACACCAAGGCCCAGACGCTCTTCCACGAGCAGGGCGCGCTCATTCTTGATGAACTGATCATTGATCAGGCCCATCTTGAACAGGAACGACATGCGGTCGAAGAGGATCGCGGCGCGCGCGAAGTTGGCGACCAAGAACTCGCCGCCAGTGGTGCCATCGCCCTCGTCCATGCTGTCCGAGGTGATGACCGGGCGCCCCCAGAGCACCGGCGTAACCAGACCCTGCAAGTTGGCGAACAGGTATCGGTTCTCGCCGTCCTTCTGCAGCTCGATGTTCATCCAATCGAGTTCGGTCATCACCAGCCCGTCGGCCGACAGCTTGGACTGCTTGCGCACCTGGTAGATGCCGCGGCGCATGATGTCGATCGCGGTGTCACCTGCCTTGGTCAGCGCAGCATCGTAGGTAGTGGCCTGGGTCATGAGGCCGTTTAGATTCTCGCCGGTACCGTCGCCCTTGAGGATCTGCGCCTCTTCCTCGAGCTTGAGGTCATAGCGCAGCAGCTCCTGGAGGTAGCCGAACAGCTGCGGGACGTCATCCAGTGCTTCGTCGGTCACCGGCATCCACACCGCGATCTTCTTGATGCGGTCGGTGACCGTCTCGAAGGTCACGTTGCTGGTGGGCTTCAGCGCGCCCTCGGCGACGGTGGCTGCACCGCGGGTGTGCAGCAGTTCCTTGAAGTAGCTGTAGCTCTGACCGCTAACCGGAATGGCCGTCAGCAAGTCGCGGATGCGCAGCTCCTGCCGGAGACCGGGCTGGATGGTGGGGTCGTAGTTCGGTACCACGAGGCCAGCGCTGGTGACCTTGGTTTCCTTCATGGTGGCCAGGTCTGACTTGGTCACCTCGATCTGCGCCAGACCTGTTTTCTGGCGATCCTTGTAGCTCTCGTCGCCCTTGACCATGTCGATGAAGGATTTACCTTCGCCCGGCTGGCCACGCAGCTTGACGCCCTTCTGCTCGAGGTCCTGCACCTGGTCGATGACCTTCTGCAGTTCTCCCTTCTGGGTGTCGATCTGCTTTTTCAGGTCACCGGTGACCACGTTGCCTTTCTCGACCTCTGCGATGGCAGCGTCGTATTTCTTCTGCAGGCCCTCGAAGCCCTGCTTCAGTTGCAGCTCGAGGGAGTCCTTCAGTTCTTTTACTTCGTTCATGGCGATACTCCGAAATGGTGGGTGAACAGGTTGGAAAGGTCTTTCAGCTCATCCACGATCGCCGTGGCCTCGCTGCCGCCGTCACGGCGGAGCGCGGGGTAGCCGAGCGAAGCGACCGCGGCCGCTTCCTTTTGCGAGAGCCCCATGCGTTCGCGCAGGGCGTTCTCGAATAGCCGGATGTCCGACTTGACGCTGAGCACCTGGGCTTCAGGGTTCATGCCGAAGGGCACGAACGACGCCTCCCAGAGTTCAGCGGATTTGATGACGCGGACGTTGCGGCCGGCGCGCTGCTGGTAGTCCGCCTCCAGCGTGTTGAAGCCGATGGACATGCTGTCCAGCGATCCGTCCTTCATCAGCTCATAGGCGTCGCGCGCGTAGCTGACCGCAAGATTCACGCGGCCCTTGAGATAGAGGCCGTGCTCGTCCTGGCTGAACTCGGACGTTCCGACCAGCCGGGTCAGATCGTGATATAGGGCGAGCTTCAGGCGACCGTTGCGCGCAGTCTTCACCCGGGTGAAGGCACCCTGCAGGATGACGTCGTCGCCCAGGTCGACGTTGTCGAACACCGCGGCGTAACCTTCGAAGTTGCCCGCGTCGTCGGCGGCCTTCACCTCGAACGGGCAATCAAGTTTGGTCAGCATTGGTTCTTATCTCCCATCGGGTGACCTGGTTGTATTGCTCGCCCTCGAGCGGCGGCAGGTTTTCTTTGCGGCGCACTTCGTTGATGGTCATCCAGCCCGAGCCGCCAGAGCCGCCCAGAGCGGCGGCGAACAGCGTGGCCCGGCCGGCGCTGTCGGCGCGCTGCAGACCTTCGAGCACGAACTCGACAAAGCGCCCCCTGCCACCGAAGAGCTTGTCGTTGAACTCGTCCTCGACGGCGTCGGCATATGGCTTAAGGCCGAAGGTCACGTAGCCGATCAGTTGCTGCTCGAGGTTCGAGCCCATGATCGAGGTCTTGCCCGCGCGGTTGGCGAGCCAGAGCGGCACGCCGTAGATGCCGGCGAGCGCTTCCTCTTGGAACTGCTGCGATTCGATGAACTGGGCGTCTTTCTGGCTCAACCCCGCGGGAACGATCTTAGGGTTTCCTTGGAGGATGGCCATCTTCCCGATGTCATCAGCATCGCCTTCGCGGACGTCCGGGAACTTGGCCAGGATCTGCTTCTGCTGGGCATCTGTCAGGAACTGCTCGTAGATGACGTAGCCGCCGGTAAAGCCGCCCTTGCGCATGAAGCGCGATGACCACTGCTGGCCCGCCTTGGCCAGGCCCATGGTTTCGGCCTGGTACTCGATGGGCGACATCCCGACGAGGCCATCCAGGCTGAATATCTTGAAGTGCAGCATGTTCTCCGGTGATACCGGAAAGCGCGTTCCGTCCTTGGGTTGCACCCAGTAGAGCAAGTCCTCATCGGTGTCGATGGTGACCGAGTCGATGCTCAGCGGGACTAGGCCGATAGGGTCACCGTTGCGGTTGCGCTCGATCAGGGCGAAGGCATTGCCGCGCAGTGCCATGTTCACGACGACGAACTTGAGGAAGTTCAGCATCGTCATGTAAGGGTTCGGCTTGCGCAGCAGCTTCTGCGACCGGTCCTTCCCGGCGACCAGCCGACGCTCGCCATCCGCATCCTCGTACAGCTTGAGCGGCAGGCCGCTCAGCGACTCGGAGAGGATCTTCACGCACGACCAGACCATGCTGATCGACAGCGCAACCGTAGTGGTGACACGAACGCCGGCCTTGGTGCTCTTGCCGCCGACCTCCATATCCACTTCGACGAAGTCACCAGTGGCCGGGTCGGAATAGCCAAACATCCGCCAGGTGCGCGGGTTGTACCAACGAAAGGTCATGGTCAGCCTATGAGTCCGAAGAAGCCGTTGTTGAGGTAGTCGTCCATGCCGCCCAGCGCGGGCGGGTTGGCAGCCATCAGCGATACCGCGTTGAAGAGGGCCATGAGCGGGTCAATCTTTGCCGTGCCGCTCGCCTGCTTGGTGATCAGGATGGAGTTCGCCCTGGGCTCGACCTTGGCATTGCCGCAGCACCAGTCCATCAGCGGCTGAGCGGCGTGATGCAGCCCGCCTTCAGCGAGCTTGCGCTCGGCGGTCTTGATCGCGCCGCCCATGCGCCAGCCCTGGCTAACGCCGACGACCTTTTCTGGGTCGATGCCCATCCCGACCAGTGCTTCGAGAATGGCTCCGATGCCGGCGGGGTCGAGCCCGGCCTCATGCAACAGCCCGGCCTGGTCGATCTGGAACACGATGGACGCGACCTCGGCGACGTCTTCACCGATGTGCTCGACCAGCACCAGGTCACCTGACTTGGCGAAGTCGAGCAGGCGCGGCGCGATCTCTTTCCGCCGCTGCAGCACCGACGGGTGCGCCCATGCCCGACACCAGGCGAGCCAGCGGCGGGACTCTCGTTCGCGGCCGACCACCGCCAGGCCGAGCAGGTCATCGAGCCCCCCACCATCGATGCCGACCGTAACGACCTCGCAGCGCTCGAGGATGCTGTCCAGGGTGATGTCCGGGCGCGCCATGGCCTCCCAGTATTCAGCGCCGGCCCAGTTGTCCGAGCGCAGCGCGAGGCCGATCTCGACATTCAGATGCTTGGCGAGGAACTGCTGAAAGCTGCCGTCGGTGTTCTGCTGGTTGCGTCGTAGCTGGTCCTCCAGCCATTCCCGACTCACCGAACGCCCCAGGTTGGGGTTGGTGATGTGGAAATTCTCCGGCAGCAGGTAGGCCTTGCTGGCCAGCAGCGCGGGCGGAAACTCGTAGAGGATGCCCAGCGAGCGCGGGTCGTGAATCTTCCCGTCGCGCACGCCGCGGTGGTAGATCAGCTTTTCGCGGAACACCCCGGCGGGCGGCTCGTCGCTCTGGGTGGTAAGGAAGATCACCCAGCCCTCGGGGCGCGACACCTGCCCGCCCAGGGCCTCCATCAGCATGGCCGATGCGTTGGCCTTCTTGCCCAGCAACCACAGCTCGTCGACCAGGATGCGACCGGCCTTCTTGCCGGACACGGTATCGGTATCCGCCGCGACAACCTTCAGGCTCGCCTTCGTCACCCGATGGGTGATGGTCCGGACATGGTCCTGGACGTGGAACAGCGCGGCCAGCTCCGGGTCCGCCCGGATCATGCCGGCGGCGGGTTTAAAGCTGTTGTCCGCGACTTCCTTCGTCGGCGCCAGAATCAGGTGCTCTTCATCCTCCCGCCAGCAGAGAATAACGGCGGTGATCATGATGCCCGCGGCAACGGTCGATTTCGTGTTCTTCTTGCTGATCAGCATCATGTATTCGCGGATCAGCTGTTGCCCGGTCTCAGCATCATAGGCGCCGAAGACAGCGGAAACGAAGTCGAATACCCACTGGTCGCTGCACTCGCCAAAGGTTGGCTTACCAGGCAAGTCGACTACGCGCAGCTCCTTGAAAATGCTTAGCGCCTGCTCGGCCTGAGCCGGGTAGATCGGCGCCGGGATGATGCTTTGCCCAGCCACGAGCCGATCTGCCCAGTCAGGGCACGCAGTCTGCCATTGCATTTCAGTTCACCAGTTTGAGTTGCCTCGACGGCGGCGCAGCTGGCGCGAAGCGGCCGGTCGCAACCGACTCGGCGGCATTCGCCTGCTGCTCTTTCTTCCCAGACTCACCGCGCTTCTGGTGCTCGAAGGGGAGCAGCGCGACGGCCGCCTGGATGCGCGTCTTCGGGTCCAGGCGCCGGTCGTTCATGGCATGGCGAAGCAGGTCCTTCGGGTCCTCGAAGAATTCGTCCCCGAGCTGTACATCGGGAGGGAGAGCATCGCGGCCAGCCGCTGGTTTCGCTTCCGACTCCAGGTGCTTGAGGCGCGCCAGGTGCGCCAGTACGTTGGGGTGCTTTTCCAGCCGGGAGCCGGCCTGCGACGCGGATCGGGCGGGGCAGCCGGCCGCCAATGCCGAGTCCCTAATGGATGCACCTGACATCCGGGCTTCGGCATACTTGCGCTGCTGTTCAGTTAACGCCATGCCTTAACCAAATCCGTTAAAGGGGATTAATTTCGCGCGTGGGAGTGGGAGAGGTTTCCGCTACCGGCTCGCCCAGTATTTTTGCCCGCCCCCGGTCAGCGCATGCCCTGCAGGTCGGACTCAGTCTTCCGCCGATGGCAGCCGATCTCGCTACCGTCCGGGCTGTCGACGCACAGGATCTGGCAGTTCGCCTCGACATCCTCACCACCCATACCGAGCGGCACCTTGTGGTCAAGCTCGAAGCCACCCGGGAATAACACCCAGCGCCCGCATTCTGCGCAGTGCGGGTTGGCCAGCCACATCTCCAGCCGCCTCGACTGCAGCCGCCTGCCCGTGATTCGGCGATCAGCCACAACACGCGCCACCGGCCCGCTCGGCTTCGCCATCTTCAGGCCAGACCCACGCATCTTCAGGCGAGGCTTATTCACGGTGATCACTCTGACTACCGACACCGGTAGCGGCGCCAATACCAGCCCGACGCTTCAACCACTGCTCATACAAACTACTGGCCATGTCAGCGCCCATCGTCGCGATCACGCAGCCGATGGGCACGGCCACCAGCATCTGGCTACCCATGCCCAGCAGCAGCAGGAACGTCGCCATGCCGAACACTGCCGAAGCACCGGCCCGCAATACGATCCGCTTGATCAACGCCCAGCCGCTCAGCCCAGCCTTATCGCCGCGCCACATTTCACCGCTCAGCGCAGCCAGGACGAAGCCAAGGATCACAGTCCAAAGCGGCGCATCCGCCAGCGTCTGATGGTTGTCGCTCATGCGGATCGCCTCGAATAAAAAGCCCGACCAAACCGGGAAAGCAGCACGCCGTGATTCGTGCTCACAGAAAAGACAAAGCCCCGCACGATGGCGGGGCTTTGAGAGGTGACCGGCAGGGGAACCGGCCTTTGCCTGACACAGCAAGTTAGGCTCGTTTCGGTCATCGCCTTGGCGCTGCTCTGACCTGTTATGCGCTTTGTACCCCCCGACTGCGGCGGCGTAAACGGTGAGTTAACGCCACCCGGCAATGTTCCGGTTATCTACTGCTTATCTGCCGGTTATCTCCCGCCAATGTGGCCCAAGGAATTAAGCCACGTAACGCCCACCGTGCACCCGCTGCATCCGGCGGCGGTATTCCAGCTCTGCCCTCACCCGCTCGTGCAGCTGCTGCACCCTGTCGTGATAGGTCCGCTCCGAACCGATCTTCACCCGCCGCATCTGCTGCCTAACGGTCGGGATCGGGTCCGGCAGGTAGCGCACCATGGCCAGCTTCACCAGCTGCGTCTCCAGGCAGAACGGCGGGCGCCCGGTGCGGCCTGCCAGCTTCCAAGCCTTCGCCAGCTTGCGGTCCTGTGCCAGCCCGGCCTGCTTGAGCGTCCCGATGGCCGCATCCACCTCCTCGGCAGCGTGATCCACCGCGCCAGCCAGCCCCATCGAGCCGCGACCAGAAGTGGGGATCATCCCGCCGTACTGCATCGCCACCGCCAGCGGCGACGAACCAGCCGCGCCAGGCGAACCCAGCCCGCCACGGCACCGCTCTCCCCAGTGCTGCAACAACGCCTCGACTGCCTCAATCACGGCCCACCTCCCCTGCAAAACCAACCCGACACACAAACGCCCAACCCAACACAAACCCGACACACTCAAAACCCTTACAAATCAATGCCTTCAAAGCATCTGTGTCGGGTGTGTTGGGTTTGTTGGGTTTTTCAGACCTCGCATAAGAAAAAAACAATGCCGCCTTCGAAACAGCCAAACGAATCGGCGCATGCACGCCTGCGCGCGCGTCGAACCCAACACACCCCGCACACACGCCGCAAAGCCCCGCCGTTGCTAGCTCCGCGCTGTGTTGGGTCGCAAAACCAAACCCGACACAACCCAACACACCCGACACACAATCGCGCGCACTCATGCTGCCTTCCCCTTCACATGATCCCAGCCATCCACGTCCCAGCCCGCCTCACGCGCCTTCGCACGCCAATCCTTCACCATCTGGCCGAGCGCAGCGCTCGTCAGAGATGGGGGCAGGGAAGAGTTCGGATCGTCAGGGATGAAGAACGCGCCAAAGCGCCGTGAGTTGCCATCCGTCCAGGGGATCGGTCGTGCCGTCTTCTCCACCTCGGAACTGATGAACAGACTGAACTTCGTCTGGCTCATCGCGTGTTCACGGTTGCGCTGGCACCACTCGAGGAACAGCGAATAGAGGTCGCTCGACAGGCAGCCACCCCACAGCCCGCGCCCCAGCTCCTGCGTACGCCACTGATGCAGAAAGGTCTGCCAGCCGGCCCGGCTCAACGCCACCAGGCGCTGCCGCGCATCGGTATGCGGCGGGCGCGTCCGCTCGTTGAAGTCGCCCAGGTCGACCGCCAGCAGCCACGCATACAGCGCCGCAACACCACCATTGGCCAGCTCGCGCCCGATCGCCTGCTGCCGCTCCGGCGGCAACGTCTCCTGTGGCCACATCACCAGCAGCCGGCGGTCACTGTCACTGATCGGCCACGGCAGAATCTCGTTCGAGAGGAACACCGCATTCATATGGTTGGCTTCCTCCCAACCATTGATGAACTTCGACTCCATCCGCACCGTCTTGCCCGTGATCAGATGCTTGATCTTGCCCACCTGGTTGTAACGCTGGTCGCGGCTGACCACCTCCTCGAACACTGCCCACAGCTTCCGGCTCTGCCACGCGTTGAAGTTCGATTCCAGCTGCGTCTGCCCCACCGTCGCCGCGTACTGCCCATACAGCGCACCCATCGTGTCCGCGAAGAACAGGCTCTTACCGGAACCCTCCATCACCGAATGCATCAGCACAGCGGTGTCCAGCTTTGCGCCCGGGTGCTGCAACGGAAAGGCCAGCCACTTCGTCAGCCAGTCCAGCGCCTTGCCGTCGTGGTTACAGAGAAACGAGATCAGCCAGCGCAGGTTCTCGCACGCCGCATCATCGCGCACCGGCTCCAGCGGCAGCCCCTCGAACGTGTTGATGTACGTCGCCGGGTCCTTCGTCATCGTCGGGTCGAACACGATGTGGTCCACATCCACCGTGCGGCGCTCGGCACTGTTCAGCCACAGCGCATAGGCATCGCCCAGCGCCATCTTCACAGCTCCTTCCGGGATGCGCCGCTTCTTCTCGCGGTCCCACACATCCTTCGTCCCGTCGATGTACACATAGCGCTCGGTCGGCGGCATGCCCAGCGCACCGGCCTTCTTTCCCGCCATGCGCCGCGCCTGCTCGATCTCGCGCACCGCATCGGCGCCGATCAGCTTCTTGTTCGTGTCATCCAGCCAGGTCTTCGCCAGCGGCTTGCCCACCAGCGCCTCGAAGGCGGTCTTCTTCATCGCCGCTTTCTTATCCTGGTCCCATACCTGCGTCGTGCCTTCAACCAGCGCAAACCGCCGCAGCACCTGCTCGGGCGTGAAGCCCGCCCCCTGCCCCCCGTTGTCGGAGGAGCCGGCCGGCGCAGCGGCTTCGGCCTCGGATGGGGCCGGGGAAGGCTTGCCAGCAGCAATAGCCGCATCGAGCTGCTGCGCTACCGCCTCCAGCCCCCACGCCACATGCACATCGTTCCAGTCCTGCCCCGCGGCGCCTTCGGCCGGCAGCATCGGGAAGGCAGCAATGCCACCCACCTCACCCGCCGCCGCTTCCGCCTTCTTTCGGCCCGGGTTGCCCGGCTTCGTCGGGTCATCGTCGCCAGCCACCACCAGCAGCGCATCCGGGCACTGCGCCGCCAGCTCACGCGCCACAGCCGGCATGTTGCCGGAGTCCAGCGCCATCGCTACCGGCCAGCCCTTCGCCATATGCACGCTCGCCGCCGTCGCGTAGCCCTCGGCCTCGCCGATCACCGCCGCGCCGTCCAGCTCGCCCAGCACATGCCGGCAACCCGCCTTGCGCCCGTACTTCGGGAACAGCTTCGTGCCCTGCTCATTGATCGCCTGCAGGCTCCACAGCTTCCCCGCCGCATCGCGCAGCGGAATGGCAATGCTGCCCGCCTTGAACATCAGAAAGCTGATCGAATCCGGCCGCGGCTTCGGCAGGTTGGCGAAGAACTCGCGCGTCTCACTGCCCACCCACACATCGCAGCGCTGCCGCTCGTCATCGATGGAAAGCACAACCGTGTAATGGAAGTAGCCAACGCCAAAAGCCCCAACCTGCTTGCGTTCCAGGTAGGGGCTCTCGCCTTGCGGCTTGCAGTGCTTCGTCCAGATCAGCTCACACGCGCTGGCCACCGCCTCGCGCATCACCGAGGCCCTGGCTTCGTCCGCTTCGATCTCAGCCTGCCGCACCGCCCGCCTGGCTTCCGCCTCGGCATTCAGGCGGCGTTTCTCCTCGGCAGTCATCGGCTCCCGGCGCGGCCGCCAGCCGTTGTCCTTCGCCAGCTTGATCACCGTGCCCATGCCCGTGCCGGCCTTGCGGAAGCTCCGCCAAACCGTCTTCGCATCGCCTGCGTTATACCCAGCGCCCGACGCGCTCCAAGTATCCCAGGCGTCAAAGCCGGCACTGGCGAACTCCGCCTTGATGCCCATGCCCACCTGCAACCAGGTATCGCGGTCATCGGCGGGGATGTACTGCAGCAGCTCGGTCAGGTCGGCCAACGTCAGCGGTACGCGCTCAACCACGCCGCACCCCCGCATTCCGCTTGTCCTCGATGCCCTGGCACTCGGTGCACATCCGGCAACCTTTCACCGCCTCGCGGCGGGCCTTCGGAATCTCGCCGCCGCACCCTTCGCACTCGGTCAGGCTCTCACCCTGGTACTGCACGCGGCTCGCGATGAGGCGCTGCAGCTCCTCGTCCTGCTCCCGCTGGGCACGTTCGATCAGATGCTCATCCATGGCACACCGCCTCCGCTTCCATCGCCTGCTCAGCGCCGGCCACAATCCCCAGGATCTCGCCGATCATCTTGTTCGCGTGGTAGCGCAGCGCTTCCACCTCGTGCCGCTCCCAGCAATTGTCCTCGGCGCCATCGTGCAGGCTGCCGACGAATTCGCCTTCGGCCTGTAGCAGTGCACCCAGCGCCTTGAGCGCATCCGGCGTTGCCCGCACGGGCTTGGGCACGAACACCACCGCACCGGCCGGGCGCACCAAAGCCGCCAGCAGGCGCGGGTCGCGCGTCGTGGCAACGATCTCCTCGATAAACTCAGGGTGAATCGGGCGATTGCCCGTTGGGTTGACGCGCTTGCTCAGCTCGTCCGGGTCCATGCCAATGGTCAGCGCCACGGCAAGCTGCCCGCCCTCGGCGTCCCGCGTGGCGCGGTACAACGCCTGGCGGGTGGTCAGCACCGGGCCGGCGCCCGGCAGAAGGTCTTTACGGCTCATAGCGTTAATGCCCCTGTAACGCTGTAGCCAACCGCCGGGCCGTTGCCCTACAGTTCACCTACAGCACGCGCCCCTCATGACTGCTGTGTCCACGGGTCGCGGGTTGAGGTAGCCGGCTGGTAACCGGTTACCGGACCGTCGAGGCTGGGGTTCTTGCTGTGGTAAGTGGGTCCCCAGTTCTCGACCTCTATACAAGCCTGCCGCCATAGCGACAGGCTTTTGTGTTTCTGGGCTGCTTGCCCGGCGCCGGCCCGATGGCGTTGGTAAGACTCTCGGGCCGGCTCCCGCCTGATACGTGTGCTGCGGTGCTGTGTCCTGAAGGCGGGCTGTGATTCTGGTTAGGCGCGGCGTTCGCCTTGGCGCCGCTCTCCGCGCCTACGCTCCGCCTGGCGGCGGTCAGCTTCGAAGCCGGCGCCGCCGCTCTTCTCGGCATAGAGCTTTTCCAGCTCCTTACCGATGCAGTAACGGAGCTCAGCGCCATTCAGCGCCCGGAAAACGGTCGGCTGAGTAACGCCAATAGCATCAGCGATGCCTTGCTGGGTCATCCCAGCTTCGATAAGCGCTTTCAGCATTTCAGTGATCGAGGGAGTAGTCATGACAAAGGAATGTATCCGGCTACGCATTGAGCAAGATAATACGCATCGGAATTGTCAGCCGCAATACGCTTTGCATAATTCGCAAAGGAATAATCTCGGCATGGCTATTTCGATCGGTCACATCGCCGCCACGCTGGCGGCAAGGCGCGAAAAGCTGGGCTGGAGCGAGACAGAGCTGGCCAAGAGAGCCGGCCTTAACCAATCCACCGTGCACCGCATCCTTAAGGGTGAGTTCCAGAACCCGCAGATCAATTACATCGAGCGCCTCACTCGCGCCCTTGGGTTGGACATGGCCGAAGTACTCGGCCTCCGCCAGCCCGATCCGCAAACCCTAGACTCGACCTTGGGACCTGGGCCCGCCTTGCATCAACGCGTACCTCTGATTTCATGGGTGCGCGCCGGAGATTTATGCGAGGCGATAGATTTGTTTGAACCTGGCTTTGCCGATGACTGGCTGGACTGCCCATTCCCCCATAGCCCCTCCGCCTACTGCCTAGAGGTCCGAGGGCTGAGCATGTCCCCAGAGTACAGAACCGGGGAGATTCTTCTCGTGGAGCCCGAGCTGGTCCCCATGCACAACGATGACGTTGTCGTACGCACTCCGGATGGCCAGGTAACGTTCAAGCGCTTGCAGATAACAGAGGACGGCACATACCTTCTGGCATTGAACCCAGAATTTCCGAATCGAATCCTGCATATGCCAGAACAAACGAGCTTCTGCGGTGTAGTGACTGGTTCATGGATCAAGCGGAAACGACGGTAGACCGCGGGCAGAGACTGGACAGAATCCGAGCCAAAGGTGTAAAGATACAGAACTGGCGAGTGGCAACGCGGTCTTTATATCCGTATACTCGCCGGCCACTTGAAACATGCTTGCACCCAAAAGAGACGCAGATATGGCTCTTAATCTCGCTGCCTCATCGCTGATCATGGCCACGCTGGCAATGGTTGGAGATTATTCGGTTGCTGCACAGGCTTCGCATCTGCGTTCTTCATCGTCGCATGCGGAACGCCCGAGTAAGCCAGTCAACCGACAGGACCAGCGCCGCATAATCGAAGAGATCCGGGACCAGTTCAATGAACTGGACGGCCTCTACGCGCAAGCGATTCAGGCCACTCTTAAGCGCGGGTGCTTCGACGCAGAGCTGTTTGAGCGTCTTCCACACCACATCAGCATGACGAGAGCGCTAGAGGCGGCCCTGCGTGGGACCATCGTTCAGCCTGATATTGAGGAGGCGCACATGGGCTTGCGCCGCTCAGTGGCGAAGGTCAGAGGCCGACTGGTCCAGCTTGAGAATCTTCTTCTCCAAGCTCATGAAACGCCGGACTACTTCGAGAGCGACATCGACATGGAAGGGCTGAAAGCGCTTGCAGACCATTCCACTAGGCATCTGGCGAAGATTGCCTAGCGAATGGCGGTAATCGTTACCTTCAATAGCTCCACATATTCCGAACTGTTCGCTCCGATAGAAGCCAGCTATCCCGGCCTTGCCGAGAAATTAAGGGCTGATTTTCAGCGGTACGTAGAATCCGACCGTACCAACCCGCCGCATTATTTTGGGCGTGACGTCTGCTACACGCAGCCTCCCGAAGCGCTTAAATCCTCGTTGATGCACATCCACATAAAGCTCCCACCCGGCCGCTTTCCACAAGACCGCGCACAGTATTACCGCGTCTGCCAACCTGGCAAACCAGGGCAAGATGCCGCCTTGGTTTACGTTCAGGGCGAGCTAGAGGAAGAAAGCTACCAGCTGTTAGCGTTTCTATGGCCGGATGCGCATGGCCAAGCCCGCCAGAAAGATTTGATGCGCTACCTTGCACGCCTCGCGCAAGAGTTTCGAGACAGCCATTGATAGTCGACGGCACCGCCGGAAAAGCCGCATGAGTATTTTAATCCCTATACGTATTGACTAGATAAATTCGTTGACGGATTATTGCCGCGTACCCACTTACCACGGGATCGCGACAATGGACACAGCACAGCACAGCAGCACCCGCTGCCCGGTCTTCCTGCACCCGGCAGCGGCATCCAACCCCTTCACCGTACGCCGCATTGAACGTGAAACCGGCCTGACCGCTCACGTCACCCTGCGCGCCGCACAACTTAAGCGCCACACCCTCCCCGCCTTCGAGGACTTCGGTCCGTTCGGTGGCGCAGCATGAGCACCTTCTCCCTCACCAAAGGCAGCGAAGCCGCCCTTGGCATGCTCGCCAGCCAGGCCGGTAGCGAAACCCTGCTGCTCACCCAGCCCGCCCGCGAGCTGCGCGCCGAGCTCAGCATCGAGCCATTCACCAGCGACAGCGGCGATCAGCTGCTGGCCGTGCTGTTCATGCGCGAGCAGCGCCACAGCATGACCCTGCAGCGCGACGACAGCGCCAACGCCCAGCACCTGGCCGATTGGGTCGAGGCGGTTGCCAATGGCGTGCTGGATACTGCCGAGGCCGTTCCGCAACGCACTACGCCCGCCCCGCTGCTGCCTTGTAGCAAGTGCAATGGGGTGGCAATCGGCTACGACTACTCGCCTTCTGGTAATGCATTTATCCACGGAGTGAAGTGCCGCTATCGCGGCTGCCAGGCGGTCGAGGGCGCTGATACCGAGACCGAAGCGCACGATGCCTGGAACGCCTTCCAGCTCGAACAGCTCACCGCCCCTAGCGACCTGCAAGCAGCAACGGCCGCATTCAATGCTGCCGCCCGCGAACTGAACGCCGAGGCCGACATGGTCAACCACCCACCGCACTACACCGGCCACCCGAGCGGCGTGGAATGCATCGAGGTAGCCGAGCACCTGCCGTTCTGCCTGGGCAATGCCTTCAAGTACTTGTTTCGCCGCGATGCCAAGGGCAACCCGCTGGAGAACATCGAGAAGGCCATCTGGTACGTCAACCGCCACAACGAGACATACCCTGAAAAGCCCGAGCTGCCGGAGGATGCACGCGAAGCGCTCGGCATGGTCGTCGTGCACGAGCCGCACCCATTCAGCACCGCCATGCTGCTGATCGCCAGCCCGAGCCAATGCGGCGGCTATGACGCCTGCATCACCATGCTCGAGCAAGAAGCGGCACGCCTGCGCAGCGGCGCCGAACCGCTGCGCGCAGCCTGAGGCCCGCCACCATGAACCGCACTCTGGACCAGGCAGCCGCCGTGCTCGGCATCGGCCCGCGCAAGCTGCGCGCCCGTATGCGGGAGCTTGGCCTGCTCAACCACGCCGGCGAGCTCATCAGCACCGAGCGCAGCCGTGGCCGGCTGTTCGTCGACACCCGCAGCCGCTGGAACCCGGCCATCAGCACCTACAGCCATTACGGCGTGGTCATGGCCACCGAAAAGGGGATCGGCTGGCTGGCCGAGCAGCTGGGCATCACCGTCACCAAGAAGGACGACGCCGCATGACAATCTCTGCCAACCAACACGCAATCGGCGCGCTCAAGCTCACCAGCCTGCATCTGGACCACCCCGGCGTGGTTCCCGCCACCGTGCTGCGCGACGCCTGCGCCGATGCGATCGCCCTGCTGCGGCTCAACCATCCATGCGCCGCAGACCTAGGCAGCTTCTTCTGCAGCCTGCTCGCCGTCACGCCGCGCGGCTACATGCCCTACGTCACGCTGACCACCGACCCGGCCACACCCTACGCCTGCGTCATCACCGATGCCGCCGGCAACATCGTCGACCGCCAACTGGGCAAGACCATCGAAGGCATCGCCGAACTCATCCGCCTGCGCCACACCGCGCCCAGCCCGGCACGCACCACAGAGGGGTGCGGGGAGATCGGAGGGGCAACACCGTGAGCAGCACCTACCAGCAACTGCTGCGCCGCTACGACCGGCCCTGCCTGCCGCTGGACGAAGTGCGCGCCGAGTACCTGCCGCACATCGGCGACGTCGAGTCGCTGATCAAGCTGATTCACCAGGGCCGCGTCCGCCTGCGCTACACCCGCACGGACGTCACCCGCAAGGCGCCACCCGTTGTTTACCTGCGCGATCTGGCCGCCTGGCTGGACGCACACGACCCGAGCAACACCCAACCCGCCACTGACCGCGTGGCGTCGTAACCAACCGCAACAAGGACACAGCAAATGAAAGCAACCGACACCAGCGAGTTCATCAACAGCCTCAACGCCGGCGTGTTCGCCGACCAAGTAGGCCGCGCGCTCTCCGACGTCGCCGCAGGCGTCATCGAGCACAGCAAGCAAGGCCAGATCACCCTGACCTTCAAGCTCAAGCAGATCGGCCAGAGCAACCAGGTGGCCGTGTCGCACACGCTGGACTACGTGCAGCCCACCAAGCGCGGCAAGAAGCGTGAAGACACCACGCTCGACACGCCGCTGTACGTCACCGCCAACGGCCTCGAACTGTTCCAGACGGACCCGACCGCGCAGCTGTTCAGCCGCGAAGACGCGCCGGTTAAAGCGCGCGAAGTCTGACCCAGCAAAACCCACTTACCACACAAGGAAGCAACACCATGCCACTGAGCAAAGAAGCCATTCAGCACATCGAGTCCCAGGCCATCATCGCCGCCGCCAAGCCTATCGTCATCGACGGCGGCACTTCCGTGGCCGTGCTGCCGGAAGCGGTCAGCCTGCGCAGCCTCGAGCAGTACCAGCCTCTGCGCGATCGTTTCCGCGGAACACTGCGCACTCATTCGCTGCGCGACTTCACCAAGTACGTCGCCGCCCATGACAACGCCAACCAACCCCGCCCGGGTGGCTTCATTGATCAGGACGCCATGTCCGCCACCGTCATCTTCAACCTGGGCGAGCCCGACCACGCCGGCCACGGCGATGACACCGCCACCCTCACCCTCAAGCCCACCGCCGCCTATGCCGCACTGCAGAGCGTCGTCGGCAAACCGCACAGCCAGCAGGCACTGGCCGAATGGCTGGAGGACTGGCTGCCCAACCTGAAAGCGCTGGACGGCAGCACTGACCTGAACATGGTGAAGGCCATCAACGCCGTGCGCCGCATGACCATCAAGGCCACCAGCCAGCGCGACAGCAACGTCGGCGACTTCTCCTCCAGCCGTTCGGCCATGGACGAGATCGAGGCCAAGAGCCAGGAAACCCTGCCGTCGGCGTTCATCTTCACCACCGTGCCGTTCGAAGGCCTGCAGGTCACCACGATCACCCTGCGCCTGTCCGTCATCACCGGCCGCGACGAGCCGCAGCTCAAGCTCCGCTGGGTTGGTGAAGAGGCCCAGCGCGAAGAGTTCGCCCGCGAATTCAAGGCGGTGCTCGAGCAGGAAGTGGGCGGCATCGTGCCGCTGAGCATCGGCACCTTCAGCCTCGGCAAGTAAGCGCAGCACCTACCCGCCGGCCTTACCAGCCGGCGGGCTCAAACGGGACACAGCACATGAACTTCACAACGTTTCAGATCATCGCCCTCATCGGCTCGGTAGCCGCCATGGCCATCGTGTTCGGCCTCGGCTTCTATGAAGGCCTGCGCAAAGGCAAGCGCGAGGGCTTGGACATCGGCTACCAGCGCGGCCTGCGGGCTCACCGCTATGAACTCGAGAAGGCGCGCCGCGAGGTCGACGAGGCCAAGCACCACCTCACCATCAGCCGCCTCAACGCCGCCCAGGCACTGGAAGCCACCACCGCCGAGCTGGACGAGTGCCGCGCCAAGCTCGCCAACCTGAAAACCCGCGTCATCACCGAGAACGACGCCAATCAGTTCGTCGCCATGGCGGACAAACTCAGCCTCGCCGCCGATACCTTCGCCGGCCTCGGCTCGTACGACCAGGCCACCGCCGCCCGCAAACTCTCCAACAGCGCCCGCGCCCTGTTCGATCGCTACTGGCAAACCCTGCCTGTAATGGAAGTGGAGGTGATGGCATGAGCCAGTCGACCGTATGCCTGCGCGCGCGCCGCGCCGTACCTCTGCAAAACATCATCGCCACCAGTGGCGAGTCCTTCATCTGCGTTGGCTACAACCACCCCAAGGACCGCAGCGTTCCGCAGGATCGCTTCTGCCACTGCTGGAAGAACGACTCGGTAGACGAGCACAGCCACTGGGACCGCCGCGACATCACCGACACCATGTCAGTGATGGCCACGGCGCTGAGCATCGATGCCAACATCATGGCCTCGGAGAAAATGACCGAAGCCCAGATGAACAAGGCTGACCTCACCGCGCAACAGCCCGAGGAAGACCTGCCACCAGACGCCGCCGTCGTCGCCATCGCCTACGCGCTGGACCAGCGCACCGAGGAGGGGATGGAGTTCCTGCGGCTCTGGAACCAGGGCGACTTCGACGAATGCCGCAAGCACTGGCCAGACGCCCCGGCCGAGGCCTACATCGGCGCCGATCCGCTGTTCGATCTGGCAGCGCAGGAGGTCCAGCCATGACTTGGATTCTCACCCGCTCCGGCCGCCGCTTCGACCTGCTCGCGCCCAAGGCCGACCAGGTCTGCACGCTGGACATCGCCCACGCCCTGTCGCAGCTCTGCCGCTTCAACGGCCACACCAGCCGGCACTACTCAGTCGCGCAGCACAGCCTGCTGGTGGCCAGCATCGTCCCGGCCGAACACCAACTCGCCGCCCTGCTCCACGACGCCACCGAAGCCTACATCGGCGACATGGTGCGCCCGCTCAAGCTGGGCATGCGCGAGTTCTATGAAGCGCAGTGCCTGGTTTCGCTGTACGACGAGGTCGAGCGCAAGGTCTGGCTGGCCATCTGCGAACACTTCCACCTGGACCCGGAACTGCCTGCCTGCGTGCACGAGGCCGACATGATCGCCCTGGCCACCGAGCGCGCCCAGCTCATGCCAGAGCACGCTGGCGAATGGGAATGCCTCGCCGGCGTCACACCGCTCGCCAAGCCGCTGGAGAACTGGACGCCCTCCCGAGCATTCCTGCACTACCACAACCGCCTGCTCGAGCAGATGCAGTCCACCCACCGCGCCCGCGCTCGCTCCACCTGGGAGCGCGTCGACGACGAACACACAGGCGCACCGGCGCCGCAGTGCATGTGAGGAGGATGGAATGATGCTTGATTACTCGCCCCGTCCCCGCCCCCTGAGCAGCTATGCACTCATCAGCACTAGCATCGCTTGGTTAGGCAGACAGCGTTTAGGCTGGAATCGCCACTGCTCGCGCTTCGATCAAACATCGCGCCCGAGCGTGAGCCTCATGCTCCGCGATGGACAGGTCTTCGAACAACCCGGCAGCCTTGAAGCTTTCCGCGGCCTCGCTCCCATCGCGCGATGTGATACTGACGTGGTAGGTCCAGGCTTCACTACTTCCTTCCTGCCGCAGCCCCAGAAGAGCAACCGAATAGTTGATACCGCAGAACGCGGATTCCTCGGTCAAACAAATCGTTGTCATAGCTGCAACTCCCTGCATCAGACGTTCCGCCTGATCATTGAGCAACCGGGGCTAAAGCGTCTACTGCCGGTCGTCAGGAGGGCATTAAAGGATGCCTCCAGACACTTCATCGCTGCCGCGACTGGAATGCGTAGCCTCGTGGAACAAGCGGGGACGCGGGCATGAACAACCTCTACCGCCTCCACCCACAGCCGGCGTTCAACTTCAACGGCCTGGTCATCGACAACTTCGCCGGCGGCGGTGGCGCCTCCACCGGCATCGAGCTTGGCCTCGGCCGTCCTGTCGACATCGCCGTCAACCACGACCCCGAAGCCGTGGCCATGCACGACATCAACCACCCGCACACCAAGCACTTCTGCGAATCGGTATGGGAGGTCGACCCGCGCGTCGTCGTCGACGGGCGCCCCGTCGATCTCTGCTGGTTCTCGCCCGACTGCAAGCATTTCAGCAAGGCAAAGGGCGGGGCACCGGTGAAGAAGGAAATCCGAGGCCTCGCCTGGGTCGCCATCCGCTACGCCGCCACGGTGAAACCGAAGGTCATCATGCTGGAGAACGTCGAGGAGTTCGTGACCTGGGGGCCGCTCGCCACCGACGGCCGACCCTGCCCGAAGAACAAGGGCCGCACCTTCTCCAGCTTCGTCAACGCGCTACGCCGCCTGGGCTACCAGGTGGATTGGCGCGAGCTGCGCGCCTGCGACTACGGCGCCCCGACCATTCGCAAGCGCCTGTTCCTCATCGCCCGTTGCGACGGCGAGCCCATCGTCTGGCCCGAGCCAACCCACGGGGAACCGGCGAGCGAAGCGGTCAAGGCGAAGCGCTTGAAGCCCTGGCGCACCGCCGCGGAGATCATCGACTGGTCGCTGCCCTGCCCGAGCATCTTCGACCGCAAGCGCCCGCTTGCCGAGGCGACGCTGCGGCGCATCGCCCGGGGTATTCAGCGCTATGTGCTGGAATCGGCGCAGCCGTTTCTCGTGAAGGTCAACCACGGGTACGACTACTTCCGGGGGCAGCCACTGGATGAGCCTCTGCAAACCATCACCAGCAAGCTCGGCACAGGGCTTGTCGTGCCAACGCTCGCGCCCTTCATCACAGAGCACGCCAACGGCAGCACCCAGCGCAACATGCCGGCCGGCGCGCCGCTGCGCACCATTTGCGCTCAAGTAAAGGGTGGCCACTTCGCGGTTGTAGCGCCCACCCTGGTGCAAGTCGGCTACGGGGAGCGCAAGGGTCAGGCGCCACGCGTGCCGGGCCTGGACAAGCCGCTGGGCACCTGCGTCGCCGGCGGGAACAAGCACGCGCTCGTCGCGGCCTTCCTCGCCAAGCACTACGGCGGCAACTACACCGGCCCAGGCAGTAGCCTGAAGAGCCCGCTGCCAACCGCGACCACCGTCGACCACAACGCACTGGTGACCAGCCACCTGGTGAAGCTGCGCAACAACTGCATCGGCCAGGAGCTGCGCGAGCCAATCCACACCCTCACCACCGGCGGCCACATGGGCGAGGTTCGCGCCTTCCTGCTCAAGTACTACGGCACCGGCGACGGCCAGCAGCTGCAGAACCCGCTGCACACCGTCACCACCAAGGACCGGCACGCGCTCGTAATGATCAAGGGCGAGCCCTACCAGATCGTGGATATCGGCATGCGCATGCTCGAGCCGCACGAGCTGTTCGCTGCCCAGGGCTTCCCGGCCGACTACATCCACGACCGCACCGCCGGCGGCAAGAAGCTCAGCAAGGCCGCTCAGGTGCGCATGTGCGGCAACAGCGTCTGCCCACCGGTAGCCGCCGCCCTCGTCCGCGCCAACCTCAGCGCGCAGCAGCTCGGGGAGGATGCAGCATGACCTACTCCATCTTCTACAGCACCGAAATGCCCAAAGACACCGCCAAGGTCAGCGGCCGCTTGCCACGCAAGCCGCAGCGCTGGTTGATGGAGTGGCTGGTAAAAACGCCGGACGGCCGCACCCACGTCGACAACTCCCGCACCATCCAGCACGCCACCTATGAGGAGGTGAACGCGATCATGGCCGCCATCATCGACGACATCAAAGCCGAGATCGGCGACCTCGCCACGTTCATCAGCTACCGCCTGACCTGCCACGGCGGTACCAAGAAGCATCGCAAGGGAGGGAAACGCAGTGGTCGCGCTTGAGGGATACCTGCGCGAGGAGCAGGTGCTGGAGGTAACCACCCTTTCCCACGCCACGCTCTGGCGCGAGATCAAGGCCGGGCGCTTCCCGAAACAGGTCCGGCTTTCGCCGGGCCGCGTCGGTTGGCGGGCATCCGATCTGCGCCTTTGGCTGGAGGACCCAGAAGCGTGGAGCAATCAGGCGGCGTGACGGCTACGGCTTCACGCCAGCCACATCTACAAGCCAGGTAGCCCAATCCTCGAGGCCCTGGCTTTTTTCTTTCAGGTAGTCGTAGCGGTCATAGTGCTTCGACGAAACATCGCTGAACGCATGCCCCTGGATGCGATCGCGCAATTCCTTGCTGATTCCTGCCACACCCATCAGCGTCTTGCAGGTGCGCCGCAGGTCGCGCAGCGTGAATGGCGTCTTGAACGTGTCCGGGTGCCGCGCGCAAAGCTTCGTCACCGCCCTCGACACGGACTGCACGTTGATTGAGTTGTTCTTGTACCGGCCCATGAACGGAAACGCCTCATCGCCGGAGATCGGTTTCAGCCGCTCCAGGCAGGCCCGGCTCAGCCCGTTGAACGGCACCACATGAATCTCACGCTCGCCTTCTACGCCCTTCTTGCTCCGGATCATGTAGTAGTCGTCGCGGTACATCGTGCGGTCTGACGCCACCACCTGCTCCGGCCGCTGCCCACCGCTGGCGATCAGGAACTTGATCAGCTCAGCCGTGACCAGGCTCAGTTCCTCGGGCAGCAGGTTCCACAGCGCCGCCAGCTCTTCCTTGCTCAGCACTCGCTGGCCAGGGCGCTCCCAATCGCCCTGCACCGGGATGCTCGCCACCGGGTTATAGGTCAACCCGAAGCGCACCTTCGACTTCAGGTAGTCCCGAGGGTTGTATTCCTGGTTGAGCCCGTGCTGGAACGCCGCATGCAGCTGCGACCGCACCCGGTTGCAATAGGTGGTCACCTTCGCCTTGATCATCGCGGAGATAATGTCCCGGATATCCCCGGGCTCGATGGCACTGGCCAGCTTCTTCACCAGGTGCGGGAACGGCTCAGAGACATAGTGCTTGAGCGACCATTCCACGTTGCCGGCCGAGGCCGCGCCTTCGGCTTTCAGCTTGGCCACATACGAATCGATCAGGTTCTGTAGCGTGCCCTCCGCTTCACTCTGCGGCGAAGCCCCTTTGCACTTGTCCCGCGCAACGGTGAGCGACATCGTTGGCCACACACCGAGCTTGCGTTGCTTCTTCTTGCCGGCCACGAACCACTGGTAGTAGAACTCCTTCGTGCCGTTGGCGCGAACCTTCAGCAGCAGCACCCCTTCCCCGCGCGCACCGCGCCCATCGGACATGACGTAGTCGCGGTCTTCTGGCTTGAGCGAACGGATCTGCTTTTCGGTTAGCAT